ACGTTTTAAAGCAGTCAACATATCAAAAAATCGACCACAATATGCATGCTCACCTACGTGAGTTATATAGTCCATTGCATAGATGTATACCTTACCACCTAAATCAGTCCATCTTTGACAAAAACCAAAGTCTTCACCAAAGTACCTTTTAGTCTCTACATCATGTAAAGTATCAAATAAATTGTAAAAGTTTTCTTTTTTAACTTCTTTACCATTAATCACAGTTGGTTGATATATCTCTAATTCTGGATGTTTTTCTATAAGTTTTTCTATAACTGTTCTTTTAATTAACATACAGCCTGTAGGAGCGTGAGTTACTTCCATAATACCATTATCTAAAATTAATTCATTCTTACCAATTTTAATTGGATACATATAACCTGCAGGTAATAAATCTTTTTCAGTTTTTACCATATCTGTTTTATGTATTTTTCTCCACATTCTATCTGTATCAAACATTTTCATTGGATAAGGACAGGCTATAATATCTTTGTCTGCTTCTAACATTTTAAATATAGTTTCTGCGTTAAAATCAATATCAGAATCAATAAATAATAAATGATCGTAATGATCCTTATGGTTTAAAAATTCTGCTACACATAAGTTTCTACCTTGTGTAACCAAAGATGATTTTAATAAACTAAAACTTACCAATATATTTCTTTTCATACATTCTAATTGAAATTTCAATACAGCTTGTGTGTAATGCATAGACACATCACTATGACAAGGAGTACATACCATTATTTTATATGGTATATTTTTTTTACCTAAATTTATTTCTGTATAATTAGAATCTATTTTACTGTGTTTTATAGTTTGATAAGTATCTTCGTTAGCAGTTGTTGTTTTATCTTGATTAAACCAAATAGGTTTGTTATTTTGCATTTAAAGCTCCTTGTAAAAATCTAGTCCAACTTATTGATTTAGCATTCCAGTTATAAAATCTATTCACATAATTTCTTTGTACTTTTAAATGATCATTAATTCCATCTACTTCTAAAGATTTAGCAGCGACTTCTATACCTTCTGCAAATCGTCTAGCTAAACTATGATAATCATTTGAATATGGAATATACATTGGAAACTCTGCACCTGTTTCATATAAAGCACCAAAGTTTGTAGTCACACAATATAAACCTGCAGCCATTGCTTCTAATAATGATATGCAAAATGTTTCTTCCCAAATACTAGGGTAAACAAATAATCTATAATCTTTTAAATGTTTTTTAATATATTCGTTTGGTTTGTAGCCAATATAATTTACATTTGGTAACTGTCTTGCTTGATCGTAAAGTGGTTTATATTGATCATCTGTTTGATCATAAAAACTTTTACCATATACTTCTGTTGAAGAATATACATCTAAACTTATTAATGGATTTTTAACTAATTGCATTGCACCTAACAAAACACTTAATCCTCTCCAAGGTGTGCAGTGATGAATAATTTTTATTGGATCACCTTTTTTATATATAGTTGGTATAGGTTCAATAGTATCTACACCATTTTTAATTACTAAAGATTTTTCCAGTGGTATATCAAACATCATTCTAAATTTTTCAAAAGTCCAGTTAGAGTTAAATACATACCAATCATACTTATCGTGATTAGATTTATCTTTGAACCATGGAGCCAGATTCGGTTGATCATATGAATTTTTTTGCCAAAGAATATTTATTTTATTTTTGGATAGTGGAATAGATTCTGGTACTGATGTACAGATCTGAAATTGATCTAATAGTTTTGAATCAACGTGTTTTCTTAAATATTCAAATTGAAGCTCTGTCCCGCCTCTAGGGTTTTGATTTATCATTTTTTTGATTCATTACTTTCTGAAATACTTGTAGACCTTTATTGGTAACTTGCACTGTAACATCTTCTACAATGTCAGGTCCTTCTATTTTATCTTTTGATATTTCTCCTGTCTTCGTATTTCTGTATGTGGTTATAGTTGTACATTCTATCTTAGGTATATCATGTGTATGTGGAACATCTCCATTTTCATGAGAATGTGTAATACCATTATCGTGTGTATGCTCTATATTCTTTTTATCCATTCTGATCTTCTCTACTAATTTCTAATATTGATAGTGTGGCACTTATAGCAGATGTCGTAGAAGATTCAATAGCAATTGAATCATTTTCTTCTAGAATAATAGGTCCTTTTGCCAAATTACAAATAGTAGGACCTGTTACAGAAGCATATGCAACAACAAAAGAAGTAGATGCAGAGTTGTCTGTTACATGAGTTTTAACTACTTTTGATCCTGATTCATTAGTTACTTGTATATTTTGTATAATTGCATTTGCATTACTTGGACAAGTATATGTTGTTACTGCTGTTGTAACCGTTGGATCATAGAATGCGTTTTTATAAAAGTTTGCCATTAATTATCTATGAGTATTAACTCAAAACCTCCTGCTGCCGCTGACGTAGAATTAGATATAACTTGAAAATCTAAATCTGTTTTTTCTGTTGCTTTGTTTATAGCGTATTTTTTCCAATCTGAAAATCCACCTCTACCTGTTAAAAATTCTTTCACATTCCATGCTGCATTTGCAACTGTATTATCTCTAGACATTAATCTATATGTTTGTTCTTGATCCTTCTGAGATGAGACATTTATGTTTATGATATATCCAGTTTTTCCTGCAGGTATAGTATATACCGCCATTAATGTTTGGCCATTTCCATCTGTTGCACCATTAGTAATTAATGCTCTTGTAGTAGATGTATCTTGATCTCGAATAGTAATAGTTCCTTCATTTCTTTCAGAACTTCCCGCGGTTACTACTCTTGCTCTAAAAATTCTTAAAAAAGATCCTGTTGTAGTAACAGCACTTGTACCATTCATAGTTACTGTTTCTGTTAATACATTCCAACTAGAATCTAAACCTTGTAGTTCAACTGTTCTTGCACCAGTTCCAGCTGATGTATCATCTGTATCTGAGCTTAGAACTTCTAATTGATCATCGGTACTCATCCAAGGATAAGCATTACTGCCTTCCCAAATACTTTCATAATTACTAGACCCAACAGTTGGATTATATCCAAATTTAGATACGTTAGAATAACCAGTGAAATCACCTTTAGCAACTGCAAGATAAAAATCTATATCACTAGTACCTGGACTAGTTCCACCTGTTGTATTTACATTATTACATGAACTCATTAGCAACCAAATCTCATGTTATACCAAGTAAATCTTTCTAGTTCTTTTCTTAAATCATCTTGATAAGAAAAATTTAATTCAGTTTTAATTGTATCGACTGCACGAAGAATTTGTCTCTGGTTTTCAACATCATATTCTTCTTTTGGTTCTGGTATGTATGAAGTTATTCTAGCCATTATCTTCTTCCATCTGGTTTAATATCTACTCTTAATGTTCCATAACGCCAAGTCTCACCTATAGCATCATTTTCTATTTTAATTGCAAGTAATCTTCCTCTAGCTCTAGTGTCTACTTTATCAGTAGAATTGGTAATTGTAAATGGTCCAAGAGGTGAACTAGATGCTGTGTCACTTGGATAGTTATTCAATAACAATGTTACTTTTGAATTACCGGTCAATACTTTAAAATCAGGTATAAATCGTTTCATAGACATTATAAACTCACCATCACCTCTTAAATCAGCAAGACCTGTTGTACCACCTAACGCGCTACGGCTTGCAGATATATCAAAATCTCCTGATTGTATAAATGCATCAATAGAAGTTGTGCCCGATGAATCGACTTGATCGGTTCCGGTTTCATGAGCATAATAAGTTGATGCTCCATATTTTGCAGTAATACCTTGTATTGGAAAATTAGGTACAGCTGTTGAATCATATTCGGTTGCATATGGTAAATCAAATACACCTGTGTCAACATAAGATGTTCTAGCTAATGATGATGTTGTCCAACAGTTTTCTCCATAGTTATAAGTTACACATCTATCAATTTGATCAGAACCATCTTTTGCATAGAACCAATTAACTTCATTATATAAAGTATTGTGTTCTGCATAAACAATTTGATTAGCGTTAAAGTTTAGACCTAAATTATCTCCTGTAGTTGTAAATACAAAATCTTCAACTAAACATGGTATTGCTTTTACTGTACCGTCGTACATAAAAAATCCACCTTCACCTGACATCCAAAAGACAACACCATTAGAATATGTCAGTGCATGTTGACCAATCAAACCACAGTTTGTACCAACTTGTTTAACACTAAATGTAAATGGTGGACCAACAAATTGAATCACATAAGCAGAACTATCTGTTAATACTAATGTATAATCTTTACCAGACACTGCTCCTACAATAAAGTTTCCCTTATCTACCCTAAATGTTCCAGCAGTATTGGTTGCAGTTGGTGCATACGTATTAAAGTCTTCTTGATTTGAAAATCGTATAAACATTGGATCTTGAGTTGTTGGATCACCGATGGTTGTTTCTGTTCCAAAATGAAATATATGTCTATCTCTGTCTGATACTTGTGTTAATCTTGATGCAGTAGGTGCACCGCTCATAACTGTTGCTCTATTTCCTCGAGGAGTTGTTGCGCCTGCATCCCAAGTAAATGTTTTACCATTGTGAATAGTTGCAACTAATATTTCACCAAAGTTATCTAAACTCCAGAAGCCTGGATCCAGAACCACGTCACTAGTTGTACGCTCCGTGCCCCAGGTTGATGCACTATATGTATCTGTTCCCCAACCATAACCTGCAGTTTGAAATGTAGGACCAACAATTACATAAGGATCAATTTCTGCAGACCCAGTTCCAGAAGTTGTGGCTGCTGAATTGGATGGCATCGTAATCTCAAAAGTATTATCTGTTGAATTTAATACTTCAAAAGTATTGTCTGTAAAATCTGTTGTTGCGTATCCTGATCCCGTTGGAACTGTAACACTAGAAAATGTTACATATCTTCCATCAGATAAACCATGACTGGTTTTATTGACAGTGACTGTTGGTGAGCCTGTTGATGCATCAAAATCAGCTCCAGTGATTGCTGTATCTAAAGGGGTAATATCATAAAAGTCTTCACCATAATATAAAAATAAACCTTGTGAGGTACCAATAGCTGTATACTTTTCACCTTGTAGTGATGTCCATGCATGCTGTGCACGTGCCACACCAGGTAATGTTTTATATTGTATAGTCAATTGATTCCAACCACCTATTTTTTCAGGTAATCCATATCTAAATCTAACAAAATCACCATCAACCCATTGA